AGCAGGATAGGCGAACCGCTACGTTTTTCGCGTAAAACTTTTTAAAAAACTATAAACACACATGAGTAAATCTAAAGCATCAAATCCAAATCGAGTTGCCCAAACAATGAAGGCGGCCGCGTCGATGTCGGGCTTCACTTTGGACGTGATCAGCGCGGCAAAGAAAGCCGGCTGCGCTGGATTCCGTGGTGCTCGAGTTTACCTGGATGAGCTCGATGAGTTTCTCGCTGCGAATCCTGCCTTGCTGAACTTGAGCCCGGCGGACCGGCTCGACTTTGAGACCAAAGCGGTCAAAAAACAAAAGGCGCAGTTTGATCTGGACCTGGTCAAAGGCGACTACATCCACCGCGGCGAGCTGGCCGAGCATGTGCGCAAAACCGAGACAACCTCGAAAGCGGTGCTGCGAAAGTTTCTTCTCAACGAGCTGCCGGCGAAAGGTGAGATGCTCAGCCGCGCTGCGCTGATCGAACTGACCGAGGACATCTTCGACCGTATCTGCGTCGAAAAACAAAAGGCTTTTTCTAAATGGATTTAACACTCGCCAGAATCCAGCACGGCGCCTGGGAGCGGCCGAACCGTTTACCGATTACCGAATGGGCGCGGCAGCAGATCATCTTGCCCGATGCGTATGCGAAAAGCGGACCGCTCGATCTGCGGCCCTCGCCCTGGCTGATCCCACCACTTGAGGCGCTGATGGATCACCACGTGCAAAAGGTGAACTCGCTCAAAGGATTGCAGACCGGCGGCTCGCTGGTCGGCGAGATTTACGCGCTGTATCGAATCGTCGAATACCCGGCGCCGATCATGTGGAACTTTCAGACCGAAGCGATCCGCGATAAAGCTTGGCGCACGCGGCTCGGCCCGTTGTTTCGCACCGCTCCCTGCATCAAAGACATCATGCCGACCGATCGCCAGGCGTTGTCGCACGACATTATCTCGCTGCCGGGCTGCGATGTGTTGATCCAAGGCGGCGGCCATAATGAGTCGAACTTGCAAACGCTTTCCATCCAGGTGCAGATCAACGACGAGGTTTGGCAATGGGACCCGGGGCTGCTCTATCAAGCCGAAGGCCGCACCGATGCTTTCGGCTCGGCAAAGAAGATTTACAACATCTCGCAAGGTAACGAGCGCGACTCCGACTGGGACGTGGTGTTTAACGAGGGCGTCGTGCATGAGCTGGTGGTGCGCTGCCCAGACTGTACCAAGACGCATCCGCTGATTTGGTCGCAACGTCTCGCCGATGGCAGCTGGGCCGGCGTAGTTTGGGAGAATAAAAAGTACCTCGACGGACGGCCCGACATCGCCACTGCGCAAGCGACGGTCCACTACCGCTGCCCACTGTGCGGCCACCATCACCCCGCCAATGATGCGGCGATGAAAAAGCTCATCAGCACTTGCAGCTACTCGACCGAATACCCGAGCGCCGCCTACCACGCGATGGAGTTGCCCGAGCGGGTGGTCGGCAATCCGCCAGGCGTGCCCTACATCAAAAGCTATCACTGGAACTCGCTCGTCTCGGTGCCGCTGCCGGAACTCGTCAAGGAATGGCTGACCGCGGACGCGATGCACAAGCTCGGCGACATCACTCTCAAAAAGCAATTTCTGCAAAAGAAGCTCGCGGTCTATTACACCGACACGATGACTGAGCAAGTCGCCGAGCTCCAGCTGAGCGGCTACCAAATGGGCGAGGGCTATGCGGGCGAGACCGACCGGCTGATGTCGATCGATTGCCAGGAAGGCATCGGCGACGACACGCCGCACTTCTGGGTCGATGTGCGTGGCTGGATCGCGGGCTCTGGATCGAGTGGCCTGATCTGGGCCGGCCGCGTCGAGCTCGAGGATGATCTGGTCGAGATGCAGCGCACTCATGGCGTGCCCGCAAAATACGTGGTGGCCGACGGTCGTAATAAGACCGCGCAGGTGGCGGCGATGTGTGGCCGGCATGGCTGGGTGATGCTCATGGGCGACGACCGCGAAAGCTTCCCGCACCAGATCCGCAAGGGCCGCCGTAAAGAGACCGTGCAGAAGCCTTTCTCGAAGGTGCAGAAGTATGACGTGATGAAGGGCAAAGGCCCCGCGCGATATGTCAATTATCTGCTGTGGTCAAATCCGACAATCAAGGACATGCTGCACCGCGTCCGCCACGGCAACGGCGTGTTGTGGGAGTTACCGATGGACGTGCCCGACTGGTATCGCGACCAGCTCGACAGCGAGCAGCGCAAGAAGATCCGCAAGGGCAGCCGCTGGGGCCATCGCTGGGAGCCGAAGGTGCGCAGTAATCCGAACAACCACATCTGGGACTGCGAGTGCATGCAATTCGCGCGCGCGCTGATGGCGGGCCTCTTACCGTTTGACGTGTCGGCCTATGATGAGCCAGCGCCCGAACCGACCCCCGCCGAATCTAAGCAACTCGAACGCAAAACCAAAAAGGATCTGCAAGTCGACGACCGACAGCTGATGATGGTGGTCGATGACTAACGCTGTCAGGCGCGGCTCTCAAAGACCTTTTGCAAACCTCTCAACCTCTAAACAGATGTCATATTTATCACTCATACTAGCACTGATTACAATCGAATCGAACGGCAATAATGACGCAATCGGCGACAACGGCGCGGCATTTGGGTGTCTCCAGATGCACGCTGCCTACGTCCAAGACGCAGCGGAATACGCTGGCAAGGATTGGGTGCATGAGGATGCCTTCGACCGTGATACTGCCATTCAGATCTTTGCAGCCTACATGGCTCGCTATGCAACCGAAGACCGTCTAGGCAGACCACCCACTGCCGAAGACATCGCGCGCATCCATAATGGAGGACCCAATGGCTTCAAAACATTTGCGACAGATAGATACTGGCAACGGGCACGGACCGCAATGCGCTGACGAATAATCACCGATCTACACACGCTCACGCATACCAATCCGCCCGGCAGCGCGCGGGCTATTTGACACGGTCACGAAGTCGTATGCGTGTTAATTATCTGATCACCAAAGTTTTTATTCGGCAGGCCCTGCTCGACGGCGCCGGCGACCTGGTCACGGATGCCGAGCTCGCGCTGGATGCCTTGCAGGCTTTGCAGCTCGGCAACTACACCACCGGCACCGACTCCGACACTACGCTGATCGCGACTTCCGAAGCTGGTAAAACCTTCCAATTCCAAGTCACGCCAGGCTTATCGCGGCTCCAGATCATGGGCTACTGCGAGGAGGCGATGGCGCGCATCGAGCTGTGGATCGATAAGAATGCGGCCCGCACCGTACCGCTCTCAGCTGCCGCGCTTGTGCCGGCGATCTATGCTGGCCTTTTGACTAAGCGCACCCGCACCCGTCCGTCTTTCTGCTAATCCCATGACTACAATCCTCGACTCCTTCGGCAATCCCGCAGCACTTCCTCCGCGCGTTTCAGCGTCGATCCGTGGCTGGTCTCCTGGTGGCTATAACGCCGCCGCATGGTCGCCCGACCGTGCCCGCATTACCAACGCCGCGACCGATTCCTCGCGCGACATTACTCCTTTTACCCGTGGCCAGATCGACCGCATCGCGCGCTACTTGTGCAAAAATAACGGCATGATCAAGGGCCTCAAGCTCGACTTTGTAAAGTACGTCATCGGCCCTGGCATCTTCCCTTATGCAGACTCTGGCGACGAGGGCTGGGACGAAGCCGCCGACGAGTGGTTTATGGATTGGGCCGACATCTGCGACATCAGCGGCCGCATGTCCTTCTGGGATATGCAACGCGCGCGCGAGTCGAACCGCTTCGAGTCTGGCGATGTGTTTACCATCTTAACGCAAAAACCTTCTGGCTACCCACAGCTCAAACTGGTGCGCCCACATAACGTCCGCAGCGATGGCGAGGATGGTTATAACGACGGCATCAAGGTCGACCGCCACGGCGCCACTCAGCGGATCAAGTTTCTCCAGCCTGACGGCACCTATCGCACCCTGCCTGCGCGCTCGGTCGATCACTCGATGATGATGGAAGCCGGCGACGAGGTGCGTCAAGTCTCGGCCCTGCACGCCGCGATCGAGCACTGCCAAGACAGCGCCGAGATCCTCGGCTTTGAGAAGCTAGCAATCAAGGACCACAGCCGCGTGTCGCGCATCATCAAAAAGGATTACAACGGCTACGAAGACGAAGACGACGGCAGCGATGTCGAAGCCCAACTCGACGCCGTGGCCGCAGGCTCGCCGCGCGATATGTCATCGGTGCCTTACGAGAGAGTCGTCGGCGGCGAGATTATCCGCCTCAACGTGGGCGAGGATATGAGCAGTTTCGCGAGCGATCGCCCTGGCACCGCGTTTG